AAGCCCTCCCGTGCGATAGTGTCCCTTTAGACGTTAAAAGCTAGTTCGTCCCTAAATGGGGACGTGTTGCTAACTCTCTGTTTTAACTAGGGTTTAACTATAGTTCACAGTTCATATAGGGGGTAACTTTACTTATAGGACTGGAACTGGACTTATTGTTTTATGTAAAGTCAACTTAAGTATATGATAATTATAGATTAGTTAAAGATTTATTTATAGTTACTTTATGTATTTTTTTAGTAGTTCATCAGTTCACAGTTTTTTGATAGGACAATACCTTTTTGCAACAAATTGTTCCACTGCGAAAACAAGACGAAAGACCACAGGAAAACCAAAAGTTATATCCTATTAAAAAAAAGTGTGAACTTGTGAACTTTAAAACAATATCAAATACTTAAGTGTGAACCGAAGTGGGAACTGAAATCAAAAAAACGTGAACTTTTACTTTAGTCCAAGAACTGGTTAAAGAACTGGTCATACTATAACTGGTTAAAGAACTGGTTAAGAACAGGTTAGAAGAATATATAGAATACTAAAGTATACATATATTATAAAAGACATATAGTAAACTAAAGTTTACATATTAAATGGCGTGAGCTTTAAACCTAGACGTTCACTTTAGAAAACTGGTGCGATAAGCTGGGGAACGTCCCTAAATGGGGACGAAAAAAAAGGGGAATCTTTACGATTCCCCCAGTAACAACGTCCGTGTTCTAATGAAAATTTTAACTAATTTTGACCCCAGTCAGATATAGTTCATAGACTTTATCTTCTTTGAGTTTTTCTTTAAGTTCTTTTTCAAATTTCCCCAATTCATCATTTACATGATTAATGGTTGACGAATCAAACTTTGTTCCCTGCTCTTTTTTAAATAAAGCTAAAATATTACTTAATGGATTAGCAATTTTTTTATCGTAAAAAGTAGCTGGAGTGATTGCACTTGTTCCAGTTCCAATATTAGATTCTGGTTTTAAAGAATTTTTGATTTTATTATATTCTTTATTCTCCCATTTTTTATATTGGACTTTTAAACCTGTGCCATGGCCTTTGTCTTTTTCTTCCATGACCCAATCTTTCAAATCTGGATTATTAGACATTTCTAACTTAAGGATTTTTATTTTGTTTTCATCTCCAAAAAGATTTTCGAAATTTATGGCGTATGTTTTTTTCTTAATTACAACATTACCATTTTTTATATCAGAACCCTTATTATTCTTAGAATCAACCAACGAACACCACTCTTTGAACATAGTTCTTTTAATTGCCTTGTGAGCCTCTGGGAACTTCTCAGCCATTACAGCCATTGATTTCACATTGGGGTTGTCATCAATCCCAGTTTCCTCATGGACTTGTACCCCCAGCAATTTCATCAGTTTGTGGCTTTCCTCACGTCTTGATAATAAAACTTGGTTTTCTTGTTTTGATATCCCAATCAAATCAGTAACGGATTTTTTAATATCTTTTATTACTGTTGGACTGTGAGCTTTTTGTATCTTTGTATCTTTTGTAACTTTTGGAACTACATTTTTCGCTATACTAACCATAGTTTTTACTCCTATGTATTTATTAAATAACCCCATTAAATTAATGGGAACTTTTATTGATAAAAGTTTACTAGAAAACTAATCCAGAAAACCCCTATCAATATGTATAGTTTACTATGTGAGGGTTTTTAACTCAAACATTTCAACCAGTAGGAAAAATTAAATAATTTTGTTCAGTTCCGATATTATTTTTATGTCGTCCCCATCTGGGGACGTTCTATAGATTTTTGACCCACCTATTCCCTATCCCCCATTTCTGTTGCATTGTGTGTGCTATGTGTATACATAGTAATGTGCGTAAATAATTGGCAAAATATGTAAAGCCAAAGACCCCACCCTCGTTATATGTAAAGTAGGCCCCCTATGAAATATAAAGGCTAATCAAAAAAATTTTTCACAAAAAAATCCCTAACACCAGGCTAGGGAAAAGGTAATGACGATAACTCGAGGATGAGTTTTATTTAGGAGTCATTACATAGGGGTTATTCTATAATCTCCAGTTCGTACATTTCTACTATACAAGATTTTAGTATTAAGTCCAGCCCACCCCAGCCGCCATCGGAAGTGTAGGTGTTGCATAATTTTACACATTCTCTATCTTGATGCAGTAGGTAGCCAATACTGTAAGCGAGGACATATTTTTCTTTGGTTATTTCCTCAACACTTTTCCAAGAGCTATCTCCTGTATGGTCTTTCCAGACTACAATGTATAAAGGATAATTTGGTTTTTTATTCGTTTTCATCTTCTACGACAACTAGATGAGGCTTAAACTCAGGCTCAGGTTTGTCTACAATATCTCCTGCTAATATACGCTTTATCATGCTTATATTTTTTAGTATATCTTTAGGGTGTACTTCAATGTGAGTTATGTTGTTTATATCAGTATGAATAATTTGTGCTTCTGGTTCAGCTAAGAGTCCTTTGATATATAAATTATAATATGCATTCTCAAATTTTTTCTTAGTATCATAAGATAAGCCTAAGTAATAGTAGATAAACTTATGCTCGTCTTCTTGGGTCTCTATATCAAATAAGTCTAGATGTAGAACACCCTCTTTATTTATATCCATTCTCATAATAAATCCTCATAGTATTTTGTTGTCAACCTCTTTATTATATATTATACTCAGATTAAGTAAAGTAAGCTGCAATTAATGTACATAGGTGTAAACAGCGACACATGCAAGATAATTCTGAACATCCAGTTATTATACCTCATATTGAAGACAATATTGAATTGCCTAAGAATGCCCGTGAGGCCTTACCCGACATGTCTCCCGAACAAGAACTCAGTATGAGGTCTAATACCGTTAAGCTTATATCAGACTTAGCGGGTGAAACGATAGAACCCTCACAAGATAATATGGAAGAAGCAGAAGAAGTTGCTAAACAAATGATGGTAAACCCTGAGTTAAAACCAGATTTTGGTACTTACCCTAATGAAACGATAGCCTATCTTGCTGGTATGGTGGCACAAACTAGCCATATGGTAGCTAAAGACCTGGCGGATATAAAGCTTACTGTACTAAATGGTCTACTCCAAGAAGCAACTTTAGCAAAATCATCACGAGAACGCATAGCTGCATTCAAAGCAGTAGGTGAAATAGACGGAGTTGACGCATTTAAGAGAAAAACTGAGGTAACTCACATAACTAAGTCAGGTGACGAGCTAGAAAAAGAGCTATTAGCTACCATTAATGAACTAAAAGGCAAAGTTATTCACACTAAAGAGGTGGTTGAAGTGCAAGACATTGAGGTAGATGATGATTAGCCCTAAAGATTTAGAGTTATTAGAACAAGCACTTCCTCAGATGAGCGAAACAGAGAGACAACGCAACTTAAAATTACTATTAGACTACAAAAAAGAGCTTATTAAAGAGGCTGGTGGTAAAACTTTCTTAGAATTTATTAAACACGTCTATCCAGACTACAAAGTAGGAGCACATCATGCAAAACTTGCTAAATTATTTGAAGAAATTGCTGAAGGAAAGCGTAAACGGGTTATTGTTAATATCGCACCTCGTCATGGGAAAAGTGAGCTTATATCTTATCTCGCTCCTGCGTGGTTTTTGGGAAGACACCCTGCAAAAAAGGTCATCATGGCTTCGCACACTGCAGATTTGGCTGTCAACTTTGGTCGTAGA